AATTATCGCCGATAGGCTGCAAAACAACAAAGCCCACAACAGAGTTATCCTCAACAAACACCCAAAGAAGTGATCTTCCCGTAAAGCAGTCCGAGTAAATGTCTTCAGGTATCCACGATTCTGGGCTCTTTTTAAGGATGACTTCCAACCCTGGCTTGATGTACTGCCAGACATTTCTTAGCTCGTCTTGTTTGATGTATTGCACATTCATCCGACCACCACATAGCCGTATGTCATATCAGACGTTGAATTAGGATAGTGCGTAACAGTCGCAGAACCGTTCGTTACGCTTGAAACATAAATTAATGGCCCGTCAGAGATGTGTTGCATCGTCAAAATAACCGACGGCGTTGCCGGTCTTGTTGGGCTTGACTGTGTCCCTATGTATTCAAGCCTAACCTGAGTGCTTGTTGTTGCCCAGACAAGTTCAACATAGTCATTAGCCGCGAGATCAACAAAAAGGTTCAATGCTGCGATCAAATGCCCGTCTATCCCACCGTGAGAATTAGGAATCGAGAACCGCGAATTAGAGTCCGCCAGATCTGTACCGTTTTTTCTTAACCACAGATCAGTGTCATGGATCTGCGTATCAGCGTTTGCAAACTGCACAGAAAACTGAAGGTTGTACTTCCCCGCTGCCCTGACGTTAATCCGACTTGAGTTTGATAAGTAGACGTTATTACTTAAATCCGTATTGGAAAACGTGACTGCATAGGATGCTGTCGTGCTTGCAGCCGTTTGGTCGTTAACGTCGAAAAACGAACCGTAGGGCAGTCCACTCACATAGGCAGCAGCAGAGTAAGGGATAAGAATAATCTTGCTCTCTACCCCTATCCTCGCGTCTGTGATCGTTGTTGTGGTGGCGTTTCCTGTATTGAGCGTTACCGTTCCGGTGTTGTTGGTCTTACCGTCCATGATGCCACGGACAATTTCAGCGACGGCTCGTTGATCGCCACCAAACGGAGGCAGCGTCCTGAAGATCATCGCATACCCTGTGGGACGATAGTTACATCTAAACCAACCGCAGACGACCAAACGCCAGAAGGTATTGCTTTGATTCGGTGATAAGTTCCCGCTGAACGTAATCCGATGCGGTTATCGTCGTTGCTCGTGTAAGTAGAACCCGTGAAGTCTGTCTGTTGGTTTAGCCTGCGTCTTGAGTTGACCTGTACGGAACAAGTTCCGCTATCGATGACAGGTCGAATCAGTGTCATCACTGAAGGCATGTCGTTCAGAGATAGATCCGGTGTAACGATGTTTGCTGTTAGGTTAGACCCAGAAAAAGCAATGATCTTTGCGCCTAACGTCCCTGTTAGCAGGGTTGAGGTCACCGTATAACCAAAGGAATCGAAGCTTGCGGGTAGAGAATCAAGACCACCAAATGCGTCTAGTTGCTCTAAGGTAAGGCCAGAGGACGAAGTTGTTGTGATCGCTGTAGACGAAGCAATGGTATCCGCGTTGATCTCAGCGTACGACCACTTAGAGAGGTTGAAGTTGTAGATCAAAAGCGCAGTCGTTTGGTCTACGGTCTTGAAACACCATATAACAAGGTTTTTAAGTGGGTCTACAGCAGCAGACATCGTGGATAACTGCGAGATGTCCACGTTATTGAAGAACCATCTATCCACCTTCTCCACCGAAATAGACTTTACTTCCTGCCCGTTCGTGACATAAAACCCGTCGTCAGACAAAAAGAAGCTCGATCCAGCGTACTGAATGACTGAGTTGGGCTCCATGCAACCCAAACCCCTAGAGATCGTGTCGAACTGGAATACAAGCGGGCTCCCAACGTAAGACATACGGACAACCGCACGATCCATAAACACGATGCCGTATTCACCACCCGTCAGACCCTTAACGTGTCCACCATCAGGTATGTCCTGATAGTCCGCTTGTGTTGTTGCGGCAGGAGTCCAACTCGTCTCGTCTCCTAACGCGCACCATTCCACGCGATTAGGGTAGACCGTTGAACCATTGTTAAAGCCAGCAACTACAAAGTCCCTGACCGTTGTGACATACCTAGACTTAGGTGCAGCAGCACCAAGGTCTGCAAATAGGGTAGACGAACCCATGAGATAACCTTGAAGCCTGTCGCCTCCGTTGGCCGCGATCACTCGATTGCCAAACTGAGTAAAACGCCACTTCTGATCTGATGGTGTTGTATATCCACCAGACTTAGAAACATCCGAAAGGTTTAGGTTCGTGCCTAGCTTAAAGAGTTTTGTGTCGCCGCCAGCAAAGACCGTTACCGCCTCGTCCGGAGCAGCCGCAGCAGCAACCGAATTAAGCGTTTCTGAAGCCGCATTGCTCCACTCACTAGGCGAAGATAAAGGGCCATAACCTACCTGTTGGGGTATGACGTTCTTGGCATCAACCAGAGCACCTGCTACCCCTGGCTGATCCGGCAACCACTCACCAAAGTTAATTCTCATCGCTTAGCAAGCGTCATGGTTAGAGGAACACCGGAATACTGACCCTCCTCGTCTGAACGCGTGAGAGCGGCAATAGCACGATCATAAAGCGCACCCCAGGTCTGTAGCCTGGGATCGTTCATAAGATAAGGTTCAGCCTCGCCTAACGACCCGTAGAGGAGTGCATCCGGACAGGTCGTAATCCAGAGATTTGTCGGGGCCGCTGTAGATAAAAACGCAGGGGCCGCGTAGTAGAGGATCTTGATGTCGTAATTGCTGTCAGGAATTGGGGCAAGTTGAATCGTAGACCCAAGGATGGTGTAGAAAGCCGGTACACCACTTTGGTTCGTCCTACCGTTCCGAATAAAGATGCTCGGCGTTGCGAACGTAATAGGGAAGTCGGGGTCAGAGTCAACGTACACATCCCTTGCTTGCAAGAAGTCACTAGGGAGGTTAATTGTCGAGACTCCACCGGTCGCCGTAACCGATGTTTGCGTAAGCATTTCGCGCAAGCGAAGATCTCTACGGAGTCGAATCTCTGCGAGTTGGATGAAGTCAGGGATCGCGGAAGTAAGATCATCTCGTGAGAGATAATTAGCTATCGTTGTTTGCAGATTGCCGTAACTGTTTAGGGCCATATTCGACATCGCTCCATCGGTATTCGTGCGTCCCGATGTGTCCTATTTCGAGGCTCAATTCGTGATCCACGAAAGTCTTAATCCCGTGATCTAAAGCTTTCACGCAAAAATGCACATCTTCGCCAATTAGACCACCCGCCCCCCATACTACATCAAACCAAGGTTGCGGCATAGCCTCAAACACAGACTTATGGGTTAGCACAACCCCAAAACCTACAGCAGTCACCTCTTCGATACCCTTCTTTCCTCGACTCTCGATCTTCTCAAAGATCTCTTTATCTTGGTGAAAGTTGATCGCCGTTGGTAAAACGGGCTTACGTCTCGTGACTGCATTAACCCCGACAATCTTTTGCCCGTGTGCTAACAGTCGTTCTAACGTGTTCTTGGGGAACCTCATGTCCGAGTCCACCCAAAGAATGTACTCAGCACCGTCGGCTAAGGCTTCTTTGGCTAGCGACTCTCTCTGACTGAATATGAGAGTGCCTGGTGCGGTGTACAAGAGGAACGATCCTCCCGTTAACGCGCACCTATTGGCCCCATCGTATGCTGCCAGTCGAGCCATGTCGAAGGCAGTCCCCGTCATCATCGTGTCCCTACACGGAACACAAAGAGCTATCTTCATACTTTTCCTGGACGAGTTCTAAAGTGTCTGTTCTCTGGGTCGTTCATCCACGCCCTGAACTTCTTTTCGTCTACGATGGCAAAGCCACGCATGATCCCTTGGTTGTTTAGATCGTCAATTACTGCATAGGGTAGTTGAGCGTACCGCGTCCACTCACCCCAACGCTCACGCTCGTCAGTGGCGTTATAGAGTGCTTTGTTCTGCTCGATAATAGCCGTTATGTCTTGAACTCTTTCAAAGACATACTGGTCGTCGGTTGCATGAAATTTAGTTTTGAGCATAAAAAAAGGGAGGTTGTTACGCCTCCCTCTTTTTTACCACAGTTTTTGTTACGCTGTCTTGAGGTCAGCCAAAATACCGTGAGCAGCCTCGTTACGCATCTCCATCGTGAACTCAGCAAGGATCTGAGTTTTCTCGGAGTCGCCAGTTTTGGCAAGCTCATTGGTCTGGAAGGGACGCAGATAACCAACTGCTGCGTATTCCGGATCAAGGATGAACGCGTCACGGCTACGAACGAAACGATCAGGAACTACAGAGATCGAGCCGAAGTCGCTCAGGTACACATCAGCCGCGCCGATGATGGTCGTCGGTGCGTCAGAAGGAGCCATGTAACGCTGTGCTGCGATACCTGCAAAGGCCGAAACGGTCTGCTTGAGTGCAGGGCCAACCACGAGGATCTTGGGGCTGCCGCCAGAGGTGTAAACCTGCTGAACGCCATCCTTCAGGATTGCCTCGGTAAAGGTACGAGTTGTACCGTCTGAACGTGTGCTCACGCCGATTGTGGTGGGGTTAGCACCGTCAGTCGTGTTGTAGTTCGAGTTAGTCTTGAGCCAAGACAAAAGCGAACCTAACTTGCGAGCCGTGGACGAGTTGCCAGCACTGCGACCCTGGTTAGCAGCAAGGATCGTCTCTTGGTCACGCTTGAGTTCTTGCGAAGCCTTCGAGAGTTGATAAGCCTTCTCTGCGCGACGACCTGCAAGATCAACGGCCATCATGGTTCCTGACACCTGGATCGTTTTAGCAACGATCTGCGTGTAGTTACCGAGACGAGTCGTCGGGCTGATGGTTGCTGCGGTAGCGTCGTCACCTTCAACCTGTGCGTTGTTGGTTGTTGCTGCTGCCAACGTGTCGGTCTGCCACTCGTGGTAGACAGCCGTTGCCTTGGTGCGAGCAAGCGACGAAAGGATAGGTGTCTCGGTCGGGCTGATGTTGTAAATAACATCGGTTAGATCTTCACGCTGACCGATAGCGGTGAAGGTCTGGAATGTACCTGAAGGAACAGTCATTTCTAACTCCTAATTACAAGAATCTTTCAAAAACCCTTGCAGCGTCCTGTCGACTACCTGTCTTTTTGAGACGCGCAAAGTCCTGTTTTGCTGCTTCTGACTGGATGGTCTTACCTGTGGCAGTCCCAGGCTTTAGCAACTTCGGAGCCTCCGTAACCTTTTTGGTTACCCCAGGCTTACTTTGTTGCAATTTCTGATACTGCGCGGCCATCCATAACGTCACCACGGCACGAGAGTCAGTCGCACTTGCAAGTTCCGCATCAGAGTAACCAATGCTCTTTGCAAACGCTCGTAAATCACTACGGACTTTCTCACCCTTCTTCGGATCGGCGTAATCTGGAATTGCACTTGCAACCTTCTGCGCCTCTTCCGCGATACGCCTCTCCATATGAACCTCTTGCTCGGCTTGTTGCTCTCTGGCAATGCGTTGCTGTTCGGCTCTTAACTGCTGGAGTTGCTTCTCTTGGCGAGTCATTTCCGCGACCTTCACCGCATAAGCTATCGGGTCGGTTTCTTTCAAACTCTCAATATCTTCGCCCTTCATTTGCTGGCTTAGGAATTGATCCATAACCTGCAAGCGTTGGGCATAAGCATCTCGTGCCTGCTTTGCTTGCTCAACAGCGGCTTTCTCTGCCTCTACTGCTTTACGCTGTTCTGCAAGCGCGTTAGTTTTCTTATGGTAATCAGTGCCTTTTTGGTAGCCTTCGATCAACTCTTGGAGGGTCACCTCGCGTTCTTCACCTGCGGCTTTCACCACAAAACGCTGTTCCTCCTCTTGAGCCTCCTCTTGGACTTCCTCAGACTCAGATTCACTGACAGCAAGTTCCTGTTCTTCTGACTGGGGTTCTGGTTGCTCCGCTGGAGTCCCACCGCCATCCATCATCCCAAGAAACGCATTTGCTGCCTGTCCCACTGTCAAGCTAGTCCCTTGCGGGTTGCTGCTTTCCATAAACTAACCTCTACTTAAAAAGTTTGAATCGTCTCTTGTTCATCTCGCCTTCGGCGGCAACGGACTCAAGACGCGCTTTCACACGACGCACTGCGCTAATCATAAGATACGAGTCCTCACGAAGCTCAATGTCGTCCTGATGACTGTTGATAATACGCTCGATGTTGTCTTTTTCCAACTCAGCGAAGATTTCTGTCAGAAACTCATCGCCAAGCAAAGCCTTTGCTCGTTCCCAACGTTGCGTCATAAGAGTCCTTTAGCCTTCTTTTTGGGGATTCGTGACTCGTTAAGAGCCTCTAAGAAATCCTCTCCGTATTTGTTGACAGCCTTCTTACGAATGACGTATTCGCCTTTTTGCAAAGCTGCGTAACCCTCATCAGGGCCGCCAGGATCTGGCCCAAGCAAACTCTTTACTTTGCCGCCTTTGTATAGTTTTACTTGGTCAACATTTTCTTGCTGCTGTTGGTCTATTGCCCCTTGATTGGTTCCGGTAGTGGATATGGTTTCACCGCCATAAGTAATACCAGACTGAGACTCAAATTTTTTCTGCAAAGCGGCTGCATCAAAGATCCCAGGCTGAAATGTTGGCTTAGTCCCAGTGACAGCAGGGATGCCAAACTCTAGGGACTGGGGTAACAAACGGGTATAACCTGCCGCCCCAGACTTGAACATATAAGGGGCTTGTTCTGTTGGGCCTGCGCCGTAAAAGAAGTCGGTTGTAGGTGTGGCAAGGCTTGTATTACCACCACCTACCGTGAACTGAGAGAAGTTTGCAGTCGGAACCTGCACACCACCCAAGGCCGCATCAATCACGCTTGCAGGAACATTTTGCGATGCAGCGTATTGCCTAACCATTTGCGCCGTGGCGTTCGGGTTGTCTCGAAAGAGATTTTGTATATACGGAATTAGCTCGGCAGATGTGTAATCAGACAGCTTCTTTTGAACAATATTCCCCGATTGGTCAACAGTCTGCCAGGGGTTTGGGGTTGGGTTGACAACGGGTTGTTGCGGAAAGGTAAGTCCGTTTATTAGGTCATCTAACTGCGTTTCTGGTACACCTTGAGCCAGAGCGAAAGTTCTGAACTCACTAGGCGTTACCAGCTTTCCTTGTAGCTTGTTTTGGTTAATGATGTTTTGAGCATAAGGAATCCTCTCCTGCGTTGTGTAATCGGCCATTGTCTTTTCGACAATATTTCCGTTTGCATCAAGTTTCTGCCAAGGATTCAAAGTTGGCGTTGTTGGCGCAGTTGTTAACGGGTTTTCTGGCAGAGGTGCAGTCGGCGTAAAAATTGGAGTAACAGGATTGACAATCGTGTCAATAACTTGTTGTTGCGTTACCGTTGGAAATGTGAGCCTAGATAAAAGCGGTGGAATTTCTGAGAGCGGAACACCTTGTTGCTGTGCAAATGTAGTGAACTCAGCAGGCGATAAATTTACTCCAGCAGCCTTTTGCTTGTCGATAATATTTTGCGCGAAAGGAACCCGCTCGTCAGTTGTGTAATCACCCATCGTTTTATTGACGATGTTTCCGTTTGCATCATACTTTTGCCAACTATTAAGAGTCACCGTTACAGGAGGTGGTGGAGGAGGCGCAGGAGTTGGCTCAGGAGTTGGCTCAGGAGTTGGCTCAGGAGTTGGCTCTGAAACCGGCTCTTCTGGCTCACCTGGAGGCTGGTTAGCTCTGAAGATTTCATCTGCTTTATTAACAACCTGATTAGCTTCGCTGGGAGTTAAACCCACACTAATAAGGGTGTTGTATACGGCATTGGGGCCAGAGTCCCAAAACCTTAACGCTTGGTTAATCCAATCATTTTCACTAAAGCCTGCCCATGCCATGATTTATCCTGGTATCTCAATGTTAGACGTAATACCCGCCCCGACCTTCATTGCCTTCATCTGCGCTTCTGCCTCGAACTCCATACGCTTGAGTTCTAGCTCGGCTAAAGCCTTCTCTCTTGCAAGCTGAATATCGGCCATAGCCTTTTGACGCTTGATCTCGATGTCTGCTTGGGCCTGCGCCATCATCATTTGAATAGCAGGATCTGGGCCTTGTTGCTGTTGAGGTTGCGCGAGCGCAGCATCAACTTCTGGGCCGACAGGTTTGAAGAACTCTGCTGAATCTGGGAACCCTGCTGCCTCAATCAACTTTCCTAATACTGATCTGTACTGCGAGACACTCACCAAAGGATTGTTCGGGCCGTACGCTTGAATGATCTGCTCTTGTTTTGACAGAACCATCGAGAGCATTGCCATCTTTTGCTCCATGCTCCCCGTACCAAGTCCGACATTCACTGTGCAGTCGTACTGGTTCGACCACTCTCGCGGGTCGTACTGGACGTACTGCCCACGCATCCGAATCAAAACTGCTTTGTCCTGGTACTTGCATAAAAGATGTAATAACCCTTTGAATAAGTCTTTTACGCCTGTTTCTGCAAAGATCCTAGCGATGAGTTCTATCTTGCCTTGTGAGGCTTGTGTCAAGGCTGCTATGGCCGCAGCAGTCACGTTCTGTAGGATGTTGGGGTCAAGACCTTGAGAGGCTTCTGTAACGCCTGTGCGTTTAGCCTGAACCTGATCGAGGTACTCTAAGAGAGGGAAGGCTTGCTGACCAACAGGAGGTGTCGTGATTGGAACCAGTGCGGCAGGATTCTTCATCCTCACCACACCGCCAGGAGTAACGCTCAAGAGATCGTCGAGGTTGACCTGACCTTCGACAGCACCCATACGGGTATTGTTTTGAAGGTACAGGTTATCAAGCATCTGCCTCGTTACAGTCGTCTTGATGAGTTGAAGATCAACTGTACGATCAGCAGGGCAATCCCCAAAAAACCTGTGAGGAATCGGAATAGGACAGATGGTGTAAAACGGCACATAGTCGGTTTCTTCGTTACTTAGGATTTCGTTACCCGAAAAATGTACCCGTCTTAGTTCTGCAATCCCGTCCCCGTCGTAGTCAGTCTTTAGGTAGCACTCAAACACTTCAACCGTCTGCATGGACTTGTCGAGACTTGGCTCCATGTAGGGTTGTTCGTCTCGGTTATATCGAGCAATGTACTCAGCAGAAAACTCAAGGTCGTTGTAAACCGGAAGGTTCATCACGATCTCAGGATCAAACCCCATTGAGACAAGATCCGACCTCGTGATGAGTTTCCTGTGCGCGACAAAAGGCGTATCTCGAACGGTCTTTCCTGCCTTGGAGATCAAGAACTCTTCGGGAGGCACGTTCTCAACCTTGATCTTTCCGGCCTTGGTTTTCTTCATCAGCGCAACGTTATGGACACGCATGACTTGGCCGTCCATGTCCTGCTCAATCGTCTCCTGCGCTGCGATCTCCATCGTCCCGTCAGACATGAGCATGGCTAGCTCATCGTCTGTCAGGTTCGCGTACTGTTCCTTTGTGACTGAAATCGAGTCGTCCCAGTAGGCTTTGATGACACCGACCTTCTGAAGGATCGCGTCCTTGAACCAATCGTGCATGATCGAGATGCCTGGATTCTGCTTCATCAGCACCCAGTTGCAATACTCGGTAGCTTGCATTGCCATAGGCTCATCGCCTGGGCCTACAGGCTCGAACACACCGATTTGATCGGCAGATGTAAACAAACGCATGAGAGGAGGAAGCATCCCGTCGATAGCTTCTGCAACCTCGCCGGTTACGATCTGGCTGCGACCCTCTACCTCATTACCGTAAGGATCGCGCATGTAAGCAGTAAGCGCATTCTTACGCTGCTCGACCGTCTCGGTCTCAAGAAAGCCTATGGCGTTGTCGATTTCGCCTTGAAGTATTGCTTTAAGTCTACCGTCGTCCATTACACCACCCAGCTTACGTTAGGTTTCAGAGGTTTAGACCAAGATGTTGTCTCGGACATACCAACTGCTAAATACCGAAATGCGTCGCTCGCATGAGATGCCCAGTCGTGAAGAGGCTTGTCCCAGTAAACTTGACGCTTATCGTCGTATTGTCGCCGATAATTCCTTAGTGCGTCCACTCCACGCTTAGTCTTAGAGTCGAACCAACAAAAGGGAATCAGCCTTCTCACGGCTTGTATCCCATCGTCAACACCCATTCTCGGCACAATCGTGATGTTTAGCCCTGCTTCTTGCAGGAGTTCCATCCTTGAGCGACCAGTGCCTAACTCCCTGACCTGCACATCGTGAGGAAGTAACTGCTCGGCTAACTCGTAATGATTCGTTCTCAGCCAGTTCACATACCAGTCGAGTCCTTGGCCGTGATTCTCAACAAAATCAATGAGTCGTGTTTCTAATCCAACTCTCTGGCAGACCCAGATTGCAGTGGAGTCGCCTATCCCCAAGTCCCATGCACAATAAGTCTTAGCCAATCCGTCTACAGGTATGTCGTGGAATCGCTCAGACGGTAGCTCATTAAGAAGTTGCCCGTAGTAACTCCCTTCAATGGCTGAGTCAAAGGAACACTCAAACTCTTGCAGGTACTTGTCATCTCCCATCTCGGACTTAGCTGCGTCGAGTTCAGCTTGAGGGATAAGACCGGTTTCGGACGCTCGGAACTCAAGTAAGGCCCAATCGTTATGCTCTGACGCATGGTCTCTTAGGGTTTTGAAGTGGTTGTTTCCCTTTGGGGTTCCGAGGAATAACGCCCATCCCATTCTGTCCGATAAGGCCGGACGAACCACTTCCGACCAAATTTTAGGGTTCTGGTCGCCGAATTCGTCGAATACAACGCCGTCGAAATACTGTCCTCTAAGAGAGTCTGGGTTATCAGACCCCGCAAGCTGGATGCGTCTGCCCCAGAAATCAACCCTAAGTTCTGCAATATTCGCGGTGGCGTTAAGGGGCTCGGTAAACTTGAGGAGGTAATCCCAAATAACTCGCTTAGTCTGAGAGTAGGTAGGCCCAATAAACGCATATCTTGGAGCCTCCTTCGTGTTCTCTATTGCTGCTCTAATGAGATGGTTGACAGCAGAGACTGATTTCCCCATACGACGGTGAGCCACAACAACTCCGAATCGCTTGTCTGCAAGCGCATGGTGTATCTGTAGCTGTTGCGCTCGCGGTGCATACGGAATGACTATTCTGGTTGCGCCCATGTCACTTGTAAAGCAACTGGTTGCCCGTCCTGACCTGTTACCTCTGTTCTTGCCAGCTTGGGTATGTGGTACTCGATAGCCCGCAAGTAAATATCGCAAGCCTTTTCTGGGCTTTTCTGCGCTACTTCGTCTAGCCACATAGCAAAACGAGGTGCGTTTAGTTCCGCCATCTTTGCAATGGCTTCCCTAACTGCCGCAGTAGATTTGTTAGGCGCACCCTTCGGTCTACCTAATCCTGCGTTTGGAGGAATCCATTTGTTTTCCACTGTATTTTACTACTCCATTGTTGTTTGTTAGCAACGCTTTACATACCTTCTTCATCTCTGCGACGAAGATACTCTAAGACAGCAGGACTGAGTAAACCTGCTCCTACTGTACCTATTCCTGCTAGCAAATCGGTTTCGTTTTGCGGCGTTTCTGGGGAAACTTTTTCTTTTGGAATCCTGTACATGGACTCTCGTATAGAAAAATCTTTGTTTCTACCCGTGTTTTGCACAAAGCCAAAACGCTTATAAAAGTCCTTTAATCTTTCTTTGCTACCACCAAAATCTGACGCTGGAGACAGTGTTACGGTTGCCCCAATTTCATCAGCTTGCTGAACAAGGTCATTCATGATCTGCGTTCCGAGACCTTTATTCCTTTGATCCTTTGGGACAACTATTTTTCCAAGATGGATTTTGTCTTTACCGTAAACCGAAATATCAACATTTGGGTATTTTGCAAGCAAAAATTGCTCGACTGCCTCTCCAGGATTGGGTAATTCTTTACTTAGCGGCGCATTAGATGAAACACCTAGCAACCCTGATCGCCTTAGCTCTTCTTCGTCTATGACTACAGGTTTTCCGTTTACTTCCATGATTCTTAGTTTACTTTCTTCGCCTGGGAATACGACAAAGTTACTTGTACCGCCTTTACCTCTTGAACCTTGATCTAAGTAGCGTATTCCTGGAATACCTAACTCTTTTAATTTGTCAGACGCAATTGGTGCGCCAGAGCTATATGGACTTTTTTCATTGAAAGGAGGTTGAGCCATCCTGTTGGCTATGGTTTGATAAAT